ATATTTGCTTCTCTAGCAGCATTAGAACCTGTAAGCCCTTTAGATAATAGTAGTGATGCTTTCCAAGATCCAAGGTTCTCAGAATCTATTGTAACTGGACCATTAGGTCCGTCAAAAGTATAGCTACCAGTTTCATTAATAGATTTCTCAGCTGTTCCTATTTCTATCTCAAAGTCTTTATCTATCTTAGCTTCTTCTTTTTCAAAGTCAATAGATGCAGACTCCCATTTGGTCATGAACTCACCATCGTTGGCTTTGTCATCTATATTTTTGAGATAGTTTCGATTATCTTTAAACTCGTTATATCTCTTGACCAGTCTCATGCCAGACTTAGTAAGGCTGACTGCATCTTTAAAAGCTTGATCTCTAACTTTGATAGAGTCGTTAAACATTTTGATGTTATCTGCAAAGAACTGCTGAGTATCTTTGATCTGCTTGTCTATATTTTCGTTTACAGCTTTTGTTAAGTCTGGTTCGGTTTGGGCGTAGTTGAGTTTCTCATCTATGTAAGGAGCACCTTTGCCCCTTCCCATAGACTCATAATATCTTGATACTGAATCTGTCATGTTATTTACTTAAATAAGTTGGTCCAGAACTCAGGTCCACCGAATCCAGTTCCTATACTTGCAACTTGACTCGCAATACTTAACGCACCACTCAGTCTATCGCTTGGCGGCATTAATACAGGTGCTCCGTACTCTGGTCGTATACCAAGTCTCTGTCTGTTCTGAGCAAGTACACCTTGGAGTTTTCTCCTTCTTGCTGTAAATCTACGTGCCATGTTAGCACCAAACTCGTTTTCTATACCAGCTTCGAGTCGACCTCGAGCTTGTAGTAGCTTAACAAGATTTCTTCTTCCGGCTGCTCGTGACTCGTTACCTTCCCTTACAGTGCTTTTGTCACCAAAATACTGTGAATAACCCTGTTCTAAGGCTTTAAAGGCTTGACCTTGAGCATATCGAGCTCTTGTATAGTCGTCTGATATAGCACGACTAAAACCTGTAGCAGCTAGGTTAGCTCCTCTAACAGCTTGAGCTTCTCTATTAAAAAATTTTAACGATTCGGATTTGTACTTAGCGTCCTTCTCCATCCATCGTTGTTTCGCAGCGTTCCTTGCAGCTGCGTTAGCATCCATGCACACGGCAAAATTCTATAAATTGTACATTATTTGGTCCATGCTCAAACTTACGTAAGAACTTGAAGCCTAGAAATTTAAGTAGTTTTAAATGTACTTTATTTCTACTGTCAACTATATTCCAGAGGAGTGGCTCAGTACGGCTATCGACATACCGCTTTGCCTCTCTTGCAAATGTAATTGGGTATCGGTGTATATCAGGAGTGCAAAGCATCCATATATCACCTTTATCTCCTACTCCCGCCATGCCAGCAGTCTTGCCGTCAGGCACTGTAAAATACACGTAGGAGGGGTTGTGAGTCATGAGAAATGGTAGGTGGGTATGATCTATCCCATGACCCTCTTCGACCTCTCTGAGGTCATCTGGACGGAGATTGAAGGCTACCTCTGTAGCAGCCTCCATAGTAATTGGGTGTATGTAATTAGGCACGTCTGTAAAACATTGGTGAATAGTCTCCCTCCCATGCCATTGCTCTTAGGGTAGCTGGAGCAGGGTGACTAGATTTTAAAAATATATCTACGTTTTTGTTTTTTTCGTAGACTGGTATAGTTTGTATATGCTCTTCTAAATATGGAGCATCAGATACTTCGTACTCGTCTAAATCATTAGAGTCGTATACATCATCGAAGTTAGACTTACCTAGACGTTTGAGTGTAGTTTCGTATAGACCTACTTTACCAAAATGAAACTTACACCTATGCACAATAAGTGAAGAGTTAACATCAGCAAAAGATTTTTCTCCCGCAGTTTTAGTAGGATATATTCTTGGAAACTCTACAAGATACTGATATAGATATCCTATTTTTAATGTAACTCCTGACCAATCTCCCGGTACTGTAAAGCTAGTTGTACTCGTAGTTGTAGGTTTAGCATATCTAGCTATTCTAGGTGCAGTTGTATTAATATCTATAATAGCTAACTCATGGTTAGGTGTGGTAACTTGTGGTAACCAACTTACACTACTGAATGTAGTCTTTTGTGTGGTTGCATTATATACACCACCAGATATATCTGTATGATTATCTAAATGTATAAGATAGTTAACATCATCTTGATTGATACTAGGTTCATCGTCTGACTGTACTAATTTTATAGATTGTAAAAAGTTATCTGTATCTACAAAATAGTAGTCATCGTTAACAATAAAGTGATATTTTAATGGATTATTAAGTTTCCATTTAAACCATGCTTGTTGTTGTTTTCGATCTCCTATAGCTAAATACTTATAACCATAGACAAAGCAGTTGCTATCATTAGACTTAGCTAATAAAATTATACTATTCTCTCTTGAGTTAGTTAATAAATCTATATCTTTTGGTAATAGTGAAGGCACAAGTTTACTGATTTCTACAACATCAGGTTCTCCTTCTCTTGAAGTATTAGCCATTTCATTGACTCGGCTATATTTACCTGAGTTATCAACGTAAGCTATTGTTGTACCTAATGAGATAGGAGTTACGTCTTTGTTGTAATTATATGTAGATACACTACGTAACTTAGCAGTATCAGGGTTTAGTACTGTGTCATCTGTAGATAGTAAGAATTGTTGGTTTGTACTAAATACAAGTAAACCAGCATTAATTTCTATGCCATCAAAAATTTCTGACGGAAACATAGAAGCAGCTGATATATCAATAGGGTCGCTAGCTGATACAGTCAAAGCTGACTCTATAAAGAAATCAGGTTCTGCGAGTGACCCGGGTCGTGATAGTATGACATTCTCCCCTGCTAATATTGCTAATCTATTACGGAAAAACAATACTTTATTAATACGCTTACCTAAAAATGTAGGCATAGGGTTAGTAATTGTATCTCCTACACGTCGATCTGCATACGTAAATTGTCTGATAGTAAATGTAGCTATCTCGCTTGATGTACCTTGGTTAGCTAAACCTGTTCTCTGTATCACTAACGGCATGTTAGTCAGAGTTTTAGTAATCCCCGGTAGAGCACATTCATGCCAAGATCCAGTACCATCTAAATTATTTTCTCCTTGAAATTGTAGGTAGTAGTCATCTTCGTCAGACATTCGAGCGTTAGCTACTTTAACTATATAGCCATGTCTACACATGTTAGGTAGTAAGGTAACTTCGTTGACTGACTTCTGGAAGACTCTCATAAGATCTTCTTCTACAATCTCTACGTTAAACGGGTTGTTACTAGATAAATATATTCCCGGTCCTATCACTTTAGCATTAATACCAGATGGTAGTTGTGCGGTTATACCAGCTAATATTGTATCAGCTGTGACTGCTGTATCAGCATCGAAAGGTGTAGGTGCAGGGCGTACAAGTCCGTCTCCGTTATTTGTAAGTGTAGCTTTAACAGTTGTAGTTTCTATCTCTGTTACAGAAACTTCAATGTAAGCTTGTGCATCAGAGCTGTTAGCTTCAGTAGCATGAGCCGGTTCAACACGTATAACATCACCGACATCCCATCCTTCTCCGCCATGTAGTAATACAACTTCTAAATTGTAGCTGCATCTGTAGTTGTTACCACCCGGTCCGTTGCTGCTAGCACTATAGTTAGGGCTAACACCTTGCTGACCTAGAGCTGTAACACGAAATGTTAAGTTATTTTTACCTGATGTCAGGGTTGTACCACTACTATTTTTAACATGTGCTATGTTTTCTGTTGAACCATAGCTGCTCTTAGCTGTAACAGCATATACCTCTGTACCTATACCGGGGCAATGACCTGAGCCATCCCCTTCGTCATAACTATTACCTGTAATCTTAACTTTAGTAGCTCGTTTTACAGTAGTGAGGTTGCTAGAAGTAGCAGTGCTATCGTATATATTAATACCGTATTGTCTACCATTCTCAGTTCTCAGTAATTCTATCATAGCACAATGAGGTTCTGGTCTATCAAATGTAGTACCAGTCTCACCGACTAAAGTATTAGAGTTGCCAGTATCACGATTTGTAACAAAGGTAGTATCGTTGATAGTAAGGAATTGTAAGTTTTCTGGGTCACTTGTTGTTAAATAATTTTGTATTGCTGTTTGACCACCAGTACCATATGTTATATTCTGGGCTGCTCCGGCATTATCGCCGCTTGCTTTCCATACTCTTAATGCACCTGATGCATCTATCTGTCCAACATATGCACCTTCATCATCATCACGAAAGTAATGAAACCAAGACCCACCACTCGCTACACTAGCTAACGGTGCTGTGCCTACTCTAGCTGCACCCGGTCTTTTGAATAGACCATAAGTTATGTCTGGTATAGCGTTAACTACGTCTCTTACCTGACCTTGGAACTTTAGATGATCTGGCTGTTCAGATATACCTTGGTTAAAACTAGCGATAGTTTGTGTTATGCCTGCCATTATCTTGCTAAATTCCTCCAAGGTTGATATGTAGTGTATGAAGTTTCGTCTGGGAATCCCATCATGTTGTGATTACCTTGATTACATTCGTACTCCAGAAGGCTAGCTCTGCTTAAACCTTCCTGAGTTTGTAATAATTGTACCAGTTGTGGGTTAGCTACAAGCTGAGTAGCTGCCATTCTAGATGCTCTGTAAGTTATATGTCTTCTGAATACTGGTGGTAAATCTTCAAATTCATATATTTTTGTAACGTCTAGTACAAATTTTTCTACATCAGGAAACTCATCTGTGTGAGTTATCTTATCATATAGTACTCCCTTACGTCTTACAAAGTTATATTTTCTTTCGTGCCAGTTGTTGTGTACATCTAACTTAACGACATCAGATGGAATAGTAACTTTGTTAGTAGTAGCATCTACTTGAAACTCTACATGTTCTTCTTGGTTAAAATGCCAACCCTCTGACTGTACGTCTATGCTAGCATCTTTTAATAAATTATATATAAACTGTACTTCTGGGTTTGCGTTTGTGATCGCCCCGGTCACGGGATCCTTTAACTGTGTTATCGGAGCCTGTCCGATAGCTCCCAGTATTGAATTTACTGCGGATAGTTCGGTATCGAGGTCAATAGTTGTGGAAGCCATAATAAAAAAAGGGGAGCCGAAGCTCCCGTATAAAAAAATAAAACTTAGAAAGCAGCAGTGTTACCTGAGTTAACAGCGGCACCGGCTACTAATTCTACAGCAGCAGCTGGGTTTAATGGAGCTACTCCCATAGCGAGTCTTCCGAGGATTACATCGCCTTGGTAAATAACTGACACATCTCCAGATGTTACTTGAACTTGAGGTCCGATTGCTTCAACTAAGCCAACAGCCTCTTTCTGGAAGATTAATCCACAAGAGTTGCTAAACTTAACTTCTTCACCGTAGTCATTTACAGTTCTTTGTCCTTCGTTTGCAGATGCGTTTGCAGTAGGAACAGCAATCTCTTGCTGGTTACCCATTGCTTCATCAACGAATGAACCTGTGTTTGTTGGCTCAGCTACACCTGTGTCGTTAGAACTTGTACCATACTTAGTACCGAAGTTACTAAAGAACGGAATGTTCATTGACTTGTAGATTCTGATACCAGCAATCTCGATGATGCCATTACCTGACTGTAATGCGTCACCTTGCTCATCTCTGTTGATTAGATAAGCACCTGAACCTGATCCACCTACAGCCTGAATAAGCTCGTAGTACTGTCTTGGGTTCAATACAGCAACTCTACCTTCGCCAGAAACTCCTTTCTCATCTAGTGCAGCAGCTGCATCGTAGAAAGCGTTTACAAGCATTGTAGGGTTGTATGCGTCAGCTTTGTTAGTACCTGTTGTACCAACTCTGATCTGTGTTCCACCGGGCTCTACAAAGGTAGACTTTGTGATAGGACCAGCAGATCTAGCAGACTTAGTGATAGCTCTGAAGATACGTCTATCGTAGTTTTCTGCTAGTGCATATCCGATCTTACGAGAAATTTCTCCACGTAAGTCGTAGTGTGCAAGTGTCTCGTCAAGTTCATAAACGAACGCACTTGAGATTAAGAGGTCATCGCACTCGATTGTTACCTCTGCTACTGGAGGTGCACCGTCGGTGTTACCCAGTATGTTGTTTCCGGGAATGTGGTACTCACTCTTTGTTCTACCTGTGAAGATGAACTGCATTGAGCGACCATTCTTAAGGGTTCTCTTTGTGATTAGATCACGTGCGATTGTGTTACGCTGGAAGCCTTTGAACAATTCTCCGGAAAACAATTTTAAATATAGTGCTCTTCTAGCTGCGGTAGTAGTAGCAGCACCATTATTAGCACCGGCAAAGGTTATACTTGAAGGATTGCCTGTGCTCTGTTGTGAAACAGCCATTGTTTTTCAGTTAAAAATTAAGGATTGATATTTCTTTGTACAAATTTTTCTCGAGATTTTTTGTGGTCTATCCCACCGTCTAGACGGCATAAGGTATCTCCGTAGAGGCTTGTGCCAAGGGCAGGGGAGTCCGACTCTGAGGTGCTCCCCGTGCTGTTAGAAAGAAGGAGTCTCTAGTTGAGCATCTTCTTTCTTTTCTTCAGTTTTAGCTTCGGGCTTTTTCTTTTCCTCAAGTCTGTATGAGGTAACAAAAGCACGATTAGCTGAGCTTTGTTGTGCCATTACTTAACAATTTTAGTATAAACAACACCACGGTAAACGTAAGTTACTGTCATAGTCTCCTCCGATACCTAGCCCCCGTTCCATGACTAGATTGCATGCGTCGCAAAGCGATGAACGGACGTCGGAGTTATCCTATTTGTGGTGCAGTAAGTGCTACGTTTGTAGACTCAGCTGATGCTAAGTCGAGTGGGAAGTTGTGAGCATTACGCTCGTGCATTACTTCAAAGCCTAAGTTAGCTCTGTTTAATACGTCAGCCCAAGTAGGTATGATCTTGCCGTTAACGTCAACGACGGACTGATTAAAGTTAAAACCATTAAGGTTGAAAGCCATGGTGCAGATGCCCATTGAGGTGAGCCATATGCCAACCACGGGCCAAGTAGCCAAAAAGAAATGTAAGCTACGAGAATTATTAAAAGAGGCATA